AGAAAACGAACTCTATGAACTAAGAGATACTTTAGAAAAACTTGAAAACAAAGAGCCTTTAATTTATAATCAATATGATGCCTTTGATAACAAATGGACAAAGAATATAATTAAATATGAGTAGTAACTTAAAAAAATTACCAGAATTTTTAAAACCATTTCTTATAGAACTTAAAGATACAATTATCTTTATACTTACTGATATTTTTAATGGTATTAAATTGATATTACCTAAAAAGCAAATGATATATTCTTGGAGATTCAAAAGAACAATTCCTAATTTAAGAAGATATTTTTTAGTAATATTTCTTATATATTTTCTAATGGCTATATTCATATCAAGAGCTACTGCTAATGAGAAGTTTATAATGCCAAAAGGTAACATTACGGATGAAGAACGAGAACCACTTAAAAGAGTAAAACAAGAGCAAGGTAAAGTATTGTACGATACAGTAAGAGGTTACGAACCTAAAAAAGTAGATGACCAATATTGTTATGTAAAAATTGAGATCAAACAAAATGGTGACGATATTATTAAACAAGAAATTCTGGAATGTGCAGACGGTAGACGAGGCATTAATACGCCGGGCTATTGGGATTTATTCGCACAATTTTACTATAGAGATGTATCAGCACCTGAATATTGCCGATATTATAGTAGACCAAATCACGTCTTTAAATCGTTCGGAAAGACGTGCCTTAACAAGAACGGTGAATGGGAGGTACAATAATGTTTAAAAACATTATTATATTAACACTTCTATGGGTTATATTATTTGATGTGTCCAGTAAAGACTTTTTTGGTTATATGCGAAAAGGACTTGACAAAACGCAAGAATTAGTATATGATATCCAAAGGAGTACAAAATAAAACTATATGATGATAAGAACAGTAATGATAGTAGCAACCGGCCTTATATTAGGTGCTTGCTCTACTTCAACATACCAGATAAAAGCTGAATCTGAAAAAATTTTAGATACAGTACCATCTTGGTATATGATGGACTTCAAAGAAAAGAAAGCTTGTAACGTTAATTCGCAAGATGTTAACGAGAAGCAGTGTATCTTTGGTGTCGGTACGTCAGTATCACCAGACCTTGGTTTAGCAATTGAGAAAGCAAAAATGATTGCAAAAGCTGAAATGGCAGATATAATTAAAGGCGAAATGAACAAACGTTCTAAACAGTTTATAACAGAACTAGGTAAGAACGAAACTAAGTCAGTGGTAACAGATGTTGAATCCACTCTAGTAAATATAATTGAAAATACACCTGTAAGAGGTTATGAAATATTTGCTCAAGAGGTATCTTCAACTACAAAAGGTTACTATAGAGCTTGGATAGGTTTAAGATTGCCTTTAGGTGAATTTAATAAGATGTATAACTACACGATTAATGAAGTAGTTGACTCTTATAATTTAAAACAAAAAGCCGATCAGGCTTTTAAAGAAACTGTTAAAGAAAAAACAGTACAATAATATGAGTGAAATAACTCAAATTATAATCTACAGTAAAGACAACTGTGGTTATTGTGTAAAGGCCAAATCGTTATTAAATAACCTTGGCCTTACATACATAGAAAAAAAGTTAGAGAATTTTTTGACAACAGAAGCGTTATTTGAAGATATTGGTAAAAATGTTAAATCAATGCCTCAAATAAAAATAAATGGTGAACTAATAGGTGGGTATAATCAACTTATTGAATATCTAACTGATAAAAAACTGGTTAATTTTCAAGGTCAACCTATTAAGTAATGACTTTACATATGACTGATGATAAAATTATTTTATTTCCAACAGACAGGATTGTTAATAAAGATACCGCAAAACAAAATCCTGAAGGAAGTGAAAAGGTAAGAGTAGATAGAACAAAAGAATTTGTAGAAGGAAATGTTGATGAAATAGCTATGAATATACTACGACAATTCGTAGAAATGGCTATGCTGACAGAAAAACCAGAATTTACAAAAGACTTTGGATTATTAGTAGATCTGTTAAGAGGTATGATATATAGAGATTTTGACGTGACACACCCAGCACAAAGACTTGCTGATAAAATTGTAGATGTAAAAATGTCAAGATTTGGCCCACAAGTTGTAATAGATTATAATAAAGTATTGCCAGAAGAAAATCACAAACCACACAAACCATTAAACAAAGATATTAAAGATGAAATTAAAAGAAGAAATGATGGTTGGACAGACTTTGAAGCAGATTTTGATTTACCTGAAGATACAAATGACAAGTAGATCACACGAAATTCCTAATGGAATCGCCGTCGCCGGTAGTAAAATAGCCAACATAAGGAGAAACTAATGTTAAAAACATTAAAAAGAGCTCTTGCAAGTGGCAAGACTTCAAAAACACAAAAAGTATTAGAGTTACTAGAAACTGGGAAATCAGTATCTTGGAAAACTTTAAGAACTAAATTTGATCTAACATCGCCAAGAGCTATGGTGGATAAATTAAGAGCAGCTGGTAATATGATTTATATTAACAAAACTGCTCAAGGTACTTTTTATAGACTTGGTACACCATCAAAAGCGATCATCGCTGCTGGTATCAAAAAACTATACGGTACTTCATACGCTTACAATGCGTAATTAGTTAAATGATGAAGGCGAGAAATATATAACGCTCGCCTTCGTTACAAAATAAAATGATACTAGTAGACCTAAATCAAGTTTTAATATCAAACCTTATGGCACAGACCAGAGGTAAATCGGATATTAAACCAAATAAAGAAATGATTAGGCATATGGTCATTAATTCATTAAGAGGTTTTAATTTAAAATTCAAAGAACAATATGGCACTATGGTATTATGTGCCGACGCAGGTGACCCTTGGCGTAGAGATATTTACCCTAATTATAAACACGCTCGCAGAAAAGGCCGTGTAGATTCAGACACAGATTGGGATAACATATTCAATTGTATTACAGAAATCAAAAACGAAATCGCAGAAAACTTTCCATATGTAATGATGTACATAGAAAAGGCCGAAGCAGATGACATTATAGGTGCATTGGTGTTTAATCACACAAATAGACCTATTATGATTATCAGTGGTGACAAAGACTTTATACAATTACAATCAAATAAAAATGTTAAACAATATAGTCCTATACAAAAGGTATTTGTAGGTGAAGGTTTAGATCCTAAGAAATTTTTACACGAACAGATTATAAAAGGTGACCGTTCAGATGGTATACCTAATATATTAAGTCCAGACGACATCTTTTTAACAGGTGAGAAACAAAGACCTATTAATAAGAAACGACTTGAAGAATGGGCCAACGTTAGTAATATACCTCTTGGCAGTGAAACCAGTAAATATTATGAGAGAAACAAACGATTAATAGACCTTTCTTGTATGCCAAAAGAGCTTGAAAGAACTATTATAAATACATATAGAGAGTATAAGATACCTAACAGGTCCAAACTGTTACCTTATTTTATGCAACACAAACTAAAAGCATTGATGACAAACATTGGTGATTTTTAATATTCGAATATTGGAGTAATTATGGAACAAGAAAAACCTAGGCACTCAAGCCTAATGAGTAAATCAGGAATGGAGTCAGTTGCTCGTACGGCCACTAACGCTAGACCTTTAGCACACGAAATATTTACACAAGTAAATAACGCAAAAGATAAACCTAAAAAAATTGAAGTGTTAAAAAAACACGACGGTCAAGCATTAAGACAGTTATTAAAAGCTGCTTTTGACCCTAAAATTGTTTGGGATATACCAGAGGGAAATCCACCATTTATACAAAATGATGTACCTGAAGGAACAGATCACACATCTTTACTAGATGAAGCAAGAAAGTTATATCTTTTTATTAAAGGTGGTAGTAATATACCTAAAGCTAAAAAAGAAATGCTTTTTATACAAATGCTAGAAGCATTACATAAAGATGATGCTAAAGTATTAATCGACATAAAAGACAAGAAATTGAATCTTACATATAAAGGTCTTACAGAAAATTGTGTAAAAGAAGCCTTTAATTGGAACGACCAATTCACAAGAAACTAAGGTTTAAGGGTTTTCCTAAAAAACCCTTTAAAAACAATGACTTCAAGTCATTGAATCTAAACACATATTTCTTTATTATAACACTTGACCTAAACACATTAAAGTGTTACCTTATCCATATAAACAACAAACAATAAATATATGAAGAAGTTTTTAATTTATATCACTATACTAGGTTTACTAGTGTATGGCCTTTTGACCCTTTTTATGAAGTCGGTCAAAGCTAGTGAATATAATACGGCTGTTATAGGCCACGTGATAACACAAAAGGTATCTGGCCAACCAGTTGATGCCTCTAAATTGATGGAACAAGAACTGGCACGAGTGGCCCATTTGTTCGCTCTTGATAGTATTAATATATTACAGAAGTACTTACCCGCTATATTAGATAAAGCGGCCGCAGAACTAAGACTTGAAGCAGACAAATCATATAAATGCAGTTTACTAAAAGACACAAAGATAAAAGACGATTGTAAGTAATGTATGATAAGAATAACAAAAAGAAAAGTTTTAGCAGTTAAAAAGAAACTTATGCCATTGTTATCTTCAAAAGACAAATATTCAACCACATATAAAGATATTAAAAAGTTTTTCACAATACTCAACGAAGGATTGTTTGATAACAAATTATCACCGTTTAACGATATAGAAATTAAAGAACTTAAATACCAAAGATGTATGGGACAAGTAATTCAATTAGATTTCAAAAGAAAAGGTACTAGAGTACATAAATTAGAAATGGATATAAAATACGATAATAAAAAAGATTTCTTGGAAACGTTAGCCCACGAAATGGTACATCTTTATCAATTTACACAGATAAATGATAATGGTGCCCACAACAAACTATTTTATAGTTTCAAACCAAAACTTAAAAGTGTAGGTTTAAAATTATAAAACAACATAGGATATATAATGATAGAAGTGAAAACAAAAAAGTTTAAAGACGAGTACCTAAAACCAATCATATTAAACGCAGTAAAGAAAGTAGAAGAATTTGCTTGGTTTAAAAATAAAGGTGAGAAAGAAGTTTATTATAAAGGACACTTTCAGGAAGATGTATTGAATAATTTTTCACAAAAAGAATCAGAAAAAATATTTAGTACTATGTCAAAATATTTAAATGACAATCGTTTATTATTCTTACAAAAGAAAGTTAAAGTTAAATACTTAGAAAAAACAGATAATGGTATGTTAGTAGATGCTTCGCAGTACCATTATGAGTATATAGTGAGTAAAAGATAATGAATCAAAAAATTTTTGAATTTAAAAATACTTTAAATGATGAACAAAAAAAATTTATAGATAATTATGTTTTAACAAATAATTTTCCTTGGTATTTTCAAGATTCTTCAACCACTGATAAATTTCAATATTTTAGCCATATGTTATTACCTAGAATTGAAAATTTTAATGAAAATGCTCCTGAACATGAAAATTATAAGTTTTTTAAAAATATATTATTAAATAGTTGCAATTTGGCAAACTTAAAAGTTAAAAAAATATTGAGATCTTGTTTAAATTTAACGACTAATTGTTTTAAAAATCAATATATACATGGAGATGCACATACAGATTATCCCTTTCCTCATAAATTAGGCATAATATATTTAAATGATTGTAAAGGCGACACTTTTATATTTAATGAAACACATAATAGTTTTAAAGTATATGATAATACTTATTTAATAGATGATTTTTTAGAAAAACCCATGACTATTTTAAAAAGAATAAAACCTGAAAAATATAAAGTTTTAATTTTTGACGGAGAACATTATCATGCTACAGGTTATTGTGATAAACACGAAAGACGTGTAATATGTGTTTTTAATTTTACAACTTATGATAAAAATGAAACATAGACCTTTAAAGTGGTATTTTAAATATCATTGGCCACGTAAGATACGATTTCACGTTAGACAGATAATGGCAATTGCCGGCATATGTTTAATAGGTTTTGGTATTGGTACATTTTATCCTAATTATATATCTAAAATAAACATAGAAGAAAAAGCTGCTGATAAAACTATTTTATGGGCAAAAGAAATTGGCTTCGCAGAACCAAGAATTACGGTTGGTTCAGATGAAGAATTTATAAAAACAATGCAAAAGTGTATCGCCTATCTTAATTTAGAATTACATAAAGGCGAAAGAATACCAGACGATCTTATTATTGCACAGGCCATTATTGAGAGTAACGCAGGTCTAAGTAGATTTGCTCGTGAAGGCCATAATTTGTTTGGTATAAGAGTATGGAATAAAGACGTAGGTATGTTACCACACGGTTATGCTGATACATTATCTTGGCGTGTTAAATCATATAATAGTAAATGTGCTTCAGTCCGTGATTACATTAAAATTCTTAATACTAAACAGGCATATACTGAATTTAGAAAAATAAGAGATAAACAAAACAAATGGTATGGTAAAGTTGATGCTATAGAATTAGCAAAAGGTTTAGATGCTTGGAGCACTACAAAAGACTATGAACAGCAAGTTATAAATATAATTAAGAAATTAAGACAAGATGGAAAGGTCGTAGTTAAAAGATGACAAAAGAGAGACCAAAAATATACGAGAGAAATCCTAATACTGGCGTAATACGTTGGAGATATATTGACGAGTCACACGATAAGTTTGGGTGGCCAAATTATGGTAGATTACTTAAACAAACAAAAGGAAAACAATGAACGAAGTACTATTTTTTAGTGGAGCAATTCTAATTATAGGATTAAGTTATCATCTAGGTTATAAAAGTGGTTTATCAAAAAACTATAAAGAACAGATTAAAGAATTTATTAAAGGTATGACAGTATCAAAAATGACAGCTGATTATTTTGATAGATGTGCTATAAATGAAACAAGACAATTTTTAAAATTTTTAGGTATAAAAAAACCAAACGAAAAATTTATCGTTGTACCTAAACGACCTACAGTAGAAGAAATAGATAGATTAGACAAATAATTAAATGATTTTAACGATATTACTTTTCATATCAGGTATTGCCGTATCCGTTGTAGGAGCTTATTATTCTATACTAGGACTAGCAGCATTGTTTGCTGGTGCCTATTGGGCAGTCATTACAATGGGAGTTACATTAGAGATAGCCAAACTGGTAACAGTGTCTTGGTTATATCGTAATTGGAATTTAGATTTATTACCACAATCTATAAGAGCCTATCTATTATCAGCTGTATTGATGTTAATGTTTATTACTTCAATAGGTATCTTTGGTTTTTTATCAAAGGCACATTTAGATACAGCGGCACCAAATACAGGTAATAGATTACTTGTAAAGAATATTGAAAGACAGATAGATTCAGAAAAGAAAGCAATTACTGGTGCTCAGAAGATTATAGACCAATTAGATACAGCATTGGATAAAGTTATAGATAAAGACGCCGATAAGGGTCTTATAGAAAGACAGAAACAAACCACTGAAAGAAATAGAGTTAATAATATTATTGCCAATTCATCTAAAAAGATTACAGATTTATCAAATCAAAAACTTAAATACGACAAAGACCAATTGGCCATAGACAAAGAGGTGGGGCCATTTAAGTATGTTGCAGAAATACTATTTGGTGATGCTGATGATGGTAACCTAGATAGAGCAGTAAGGTTTATAATTATATGTTTAATATTAGTCTTTGATCCATTGGCCGTATTGATGTTGGTCGCAGTGAACGTATCTATTAAAGAATATCAAAGAAATAAAGGTATAATAAATAAAGAACAAGAACTAGAAAAAAAGATTGAAAGATTACAGAAGAAAAATGACACATATAAAGAAAAACAAGGTGTGTTATTAAAATCAATATTCGGCGAGAACGCAGATCAAAAATCATTATCAGAATTAAATCCTGATGAGATAAAAGTAAAACTAGACCAAATAATGGAGATAAAAGATGAAAAAAACACTTAGTATATTTCTATTGATTCTTTTGGTAAATTGTACTACTACAACAAGTACAAACACTACACCAAAATCACCAATAGATAATGTTATTGATGCTTTCAAAAGCATACCTTTTCCAACAATGTAATTGACATTACAGTTAGAATCTGATATAATATAATTATGATAAAGTTGACAAAAAAAGCACAAACAATAGCAATCAAAAAAGCATCAAAAGCATTAAGTGAAGCCGAATCAGCTTGGGCTAAAAAGTATTGGTTTAAAGTATGGAAAGACTTGTGCTTAAAATATAAAAGAACTATAAACTAATGATTGATGAAGATATAAAACTACAAGAACTACAAGAAGCTTATGATGAGATATATAATAAAGTAATGGAAATGATAATTGTCAAAAAATATGAACCTCAAATGATTGCTGGTACACTTATGGCACAAGCATTAAAAATATATAAAACTACATTACTTGAATCAGATTATTTAAAAATGATAGAAGCTATAAAGGATTCAGCAGACAAAATACCTTCTATGATTGATAAAAAAACTATAAACTAATGATTATAACAAAAAAAAGAAGTATTGTAAAAGCATTGATATATAGAATTTGGATATTTACTTGTACTTTTGTAATGTTAATATTAACAGGACAAGAGTTGACAAATGCAATATGGACAACAATAGGTTTTAATTTTGTTTTAACCTTTACATATTATAGTTATGATAGATTGTGGCAACATATAAAATGGGGAATAGAATGAATATATTTTACCTAGATAAAAACCCTATAGTTGCAGCAGAAATGTCTTGTGATAAACACGTATGTAAAATGATTGTTGAATCAGCACAAATGTTATCAACAGCACATAGATTAAT